GTAGTAGCTCCAGTAACTCCAAATGTTCCTGCTACTGTACCATTTACATCTACATCAAGTGTATCAACATGAGCAGTACCATCTATGAAAAGATCTTTAAATTCTAGAGAGCTTGTTCCTAAGTCTATATCATTATCTGTTACAGGAGATATAACACCATCAGATATTCTTATTTGCTCTACTGCTGCGCTGGATACTTCTACAAATACTCCCCAACGATTATTTGTGCTATCTGCAACAATCTTATTTAAAAAGTCTAAGTCTCCTATTGTGTGTATGCTTCCGCCTTCTGCTGCTGTTCCGTCATGTTGATGTCCAGTTGAAGCTGAACTTGTTGAGTATGCAAAAGCATTTACTAATTGGTTATATTCGTCATTAAACAAAGCCGCAGTAATGGTATCGCCATCACTAAAACTGCTCTGCCTTGTATAAGTTAAAGTCATTTATTTATCTCCTACCTGATGGTTCATAATCTATGTATAATCCGTTAATTCTATATGGTCCGTTTGTATCATCACTATATATTCTAAATTTTGCTGTGTTTCCACTTCCTTGTATTGCTTGTCTTACCATTGGAGAATCACCAGCACCAAAAATAGCAGTATTAAAAACTCCTTTTCCAAATATTGCAGGGCTTGGAATCGAACTTAATGTATAATCTCCTGGTTGTGGTATGTTTGTATCTTCATAATCATAACGAACTCTCAACGAAGGCTGTACTGTTCCTTCTGGACTTACTGATATTTTTACATATTTTAAAGTTTTTAAAGTTCCTAAATCTCCAAAATCTATATCTGGACATTCATATTCTGCATCAACAGAAGTTTCTACTCCTGCTGGATTAAAACTATTTCCTGTATCGTGATTATATACGTATCCTGCATAATCTCCATGATATATTTTTTCTACATTATCTTTATCAAAGCCTGATGTAAAACCTTGACTTGCTTGTATTCCTTGTAATTCTGCCCATTCAAACCTACTTCCGCCTTCTGGATTTATTCTTAATGTTCCTACTACTCCTTGAGATGTTTTTGTAGATAATGAAGATGAACCATAAAATAATCTATATTGTGATTTCTTTCTGATAACTGCACTACTAATATTATATGAATCTATATTGACAGCAATATCTGTAAAAATAGGAACTACTTTTCTGCTTAAAGAACCAAGCTCTACGTCACCAATTCTTGCCGTTCCTGCAACAGTACGAATACCATCAGGTGCTAAAAATAATAATTGTCCACCTACTTCTTGAATACTTGCTCCGTCTAAGCAACCAATATTTTTAGTAATTGGTTCTATTGCAATACTTGCTGAAACATTTATATTTGTTAGTTTATAAATACTGTTTCTACAAAATATTATTAAGTCATCTCGGAAACTTCTTAAACCCACTACTTGATCATCTAATAATATACTTCCAGAACCACTTGATGTAAAATCATCTATATCACTTGTTCCACTATAATAAATAGTATTTTCTGACGTTCCTGCTCCTCCAACAACTAAATGCTTATCATGGATAACACAGTATTTAGGATATTCTGTGCTGCTTACTGTTATTTCTTTTGCAAAAAATGTTCTGTTGCTTAACGAAGAATCTGTGCCTGTCATCTTAAAGTAGAATGGTTTAACTCCTGTGCCTCTATCGGTTATGATTAATTCACCATAATCTGTATCTCCTTCATAGATTGCAAAAGTTGCTTGACCTTGAGAGGTTCTTGCTGAAGCACTACGACCTGTAAAGGTGCTATAATTATCTCCACCAGCATCAACACTAGCCATGTTTATCTGTAACCAACTATTTCCGTCTTGACTAAAATATATGTTTGTTCCTGAACAAGCAACTACTCCGTCTGCATATACACAAAGTCCTAATATAGGATTTGTACTGTTTGGTCTTGTTCCATCTCCTAACTGGCTATAACCATTAATACGTCTATATCCACCTGTTGTAGAAACTTCAAAATTCTGCAAACGAATAGCTTCACCTGGAGTACGAAGTAACTCTAACTGGCTTGAAACTTTATTCAAACCTCCTTGACAAGCTAGTGCAAATGGTTGTGATTGTGCCATATTATTATTATTAAATTACTGTCATGTATTTAGGTATAGGATTTAAGAGATTTGATCTCATTTGTTTTAATCCTTTCTTATAATCATCTAATGCAAAAGCTGATGCTTGTGGATTATCTTTAAATTGCCACATATAATATCTAGCTCTTGCCAATAAAACTGATGTATACATATCTGGAAATACAATTGCATCTCCATGTGCGCTCAAAGCTGTAGGTAGATCCCAAGCAAAGAACCACACTTTATATACTTTTTTTGGAATTGGGCTAAGTCCGAAGTTTCTTCCGTCTGGACTTCTTATTACTACACTTGGTTCTCCCCAATTCTGTGCATCAGCATCGTCTATATTTTCTGCTTCTCTTCTATAATTTTTCCAATCTGCAAGAGTTACATATTTTAAATTTTTACTGATGTATGGTGAAGACTCTCCACTAACACTAATAGTTGTTAGATAAAAATCATCCCAATCAATTGAACCATAATCTGTTGTAACAGAACTAGAGGCTGCTTTTAATTCATACCAACGAGTTCCTGCTACAGTTTCTACAGAAACATTACCATATAGAGGATCTGTTGATCCGCTTTCTCCTGTAGCCAAAAAAGACCATTGCGGTTCTGAACTAACAATATCGTTGTATGCTCTGTTTACGCAATCTTTAACGTGCTGTTGTATTCCTACAGCACTTGAAAAATTTCCAGATGTTAATACAACTTCATTTGATTCACGCAATAACTCATTTGATAATTGTAAATAAGTTGTTGCCATTGTTAGTCTTCTACTGAAATATCTTGTTGTTCGTCTACTTCTCTATTCTGTTTATCTTCAGAGTTTTCGTAATAGCCTTCCATATCTTGAATATCTTTATATTCAGCTATACCAACTCCTTTTTCGTATCCTATACCTTCTGGCATGATGATTAACTCCTGTTATGTTTTCTTTCTGTTATAATTTTTATTATTATCACCGAAGATTCTATCCCAACCTTCGTTATATTTTTGTTTATTTGCTTTATTATAAAACTTAGCAGATAAACCTAATTTTCTGTTGCCTTTCTTTTTATTCTTTAAAATTACAGGTCTTTGGTCTGTTCCCATCTGTGGCATATATTTTTATCCTTAATTTAAGTATGGGGAAGATGAATATATAATTCTCTTCCCACATACCATTTTGCTTTAAACTTCTATTATGAAGTGTCAACTAAATAGAAAGCCGCGACCATAGCATTATCACGTAGAACGTCTGCACCATAAACGTGCAAACCTCTTACGATGTCACCAAAACTGGACGGATCACGAAGAACCTCAGTTTGTGTGATAGCTTGGGCTGTTGCTGTAGCACTAATATGTCCAGCAATACATTTGCCTGTACAGTTAGAAACTGCAGCAATGTTGTTGGATTTATACATATTAAAACCACGTAGCTTTCCACTAGATACTAATCCATTGCGAAGTGAACCTTGTCCTGCGTTGTAGTCTACTGACATGAGTTTAGAACCAGATGCTGATAACTCTTCATAAAAATTAGGAAGAGCACAAAACCATCTACCTTCTTCAGGGATGTTTTGATCATCTAGTAAACGTGCCATTCTTGCCATAAGGTTTAGGGCATCAACACCAGTTCCATCAGCACCAAGCAAATCAACAGAGTTGGTTGCATGAGTCATGGTAGAATCAGTAGTTGAACTATCCGAACCGATCACATGATCAGGTGAGGAAGTAGATATGCCACTAAACATTTCAGCAATTACGCCTGCATCAAATGCATCTTTCAATGCATAAGCAGCAGCACTAGAGGCTGCTTCTTTCCAATTCACATGAGACATTGATTTTTCAATATCATCAACTTTGAATTTGAAGGCGTTAGCTACATCAACAGTTAAGGTTTCTTCGGCATCAGTCAACTTCGTTTGCGTTACGTCTTGACCTCTTTCATACTGATAAACAGTAATCGCAGGTTCTTTGACGATACGTACCGTATCTCCATAAGCAGATATATCACCAGAATAATCGGTGTTTGTAATAGCTTCTGCTACAGAGGCTTTTCTAAAAAAGTTAAGAACCTTCTTGGAATAGACCTTCGGCATGAAGAAACTATTATTTTGGTTGCTTACGGAGTTCCCAAAGTTGGCATCAGTATCAGTTGACGGCTCAAATAGAGCGTCTGATTGATTATAAGCCATTGTATTTACCTTTAAATGTTAAAGATTAATATTACAATCGTATTCTACCTTCTTCCATAGCTCGATCTATCTCTGATTCAAGACGATCAAACTCATCCATAGGTAAAGCTGCGATCTCCTCTT